AGCCTAAACCTCTAAAGCAAAATCCATTTGCTTTCAATTTTATTTGAACAGTAGGAGAAATATATCTACTTGTAAGTTCAATTATTGGAATTGATATGCCTGTTGTTAAATCAATTCCACTTACAACAGAATAATCGTCTGTATTTAAAGTCCAATACATTTGATCTAATACAATATCGTCAAAAACTTCTTTTCTTGCGGTTGTTAAATTTTTATAATTAAATGTTACATTTTTTGATTTGCAATAAGTTTCCACAAGTTCAATTTGCTGATCAATAAATCTTTTTACTTTGTTTTGTTCAAAATTGCCATTTGGAACAACATCATTTAATTCTAATCCATATTTTTCTAAAAACTTTTTTTCAAAATTCATATTTACCTCATTAGAAAAGAGCCACTAATTGTGGCTCATTTTTTATTATTCTGTTTCAGAACTTGCTTGACTAGCACTTGGTTTATGAATATAAACTGCTTTTTCTGCTCCTGGCTCTACCCAAGCATCATGATAAATGCCTAAATCAAGTTCAGTCATTCTACTACCAAATCCTGGAATTTTGTCAAAATATTCATTATCTCGATATTTAGCAAATGCAGCAAATGCTGGTGTTGCAGTTAAAATAAAATCAATTCCCTCACCCAAAATATCATCTGGAACTTGAATTACTTTAGCTTTAGTTGCATCTCCGTACAACGTAACATTTACCGATAAATCTCCACCCCAAGAGCCAGTAGAGATAGAACCAGTTGATTTTGCTGCTTGTTTTAATAATCTAGCCTTTGAAGTTGCAATATGCAAAGTTAAATTCTCTCGAACTCCTAAATCATATAAATAATCTAAACCACTATCTATTGCAGCTTCTATCGTATCTGCTGTTAAAGCTCCTGTTGCAACTTTAGAACCAGTTGCTCCTACAAGTTGTGTAAAACGATATTTATCAACAGATGGAATTTGCACTTCGCGAATATATTTGCGACCAACTGTTGCAATTTCTAAACTTTGTGCTTCCTCTCCATCCATTTTGTCAAGTCTTAAAACGTTTCCTTTATCTTGCGTCAACGATTTTTCTACCCAACTTACATTAATGTCTGTTCTAGTATAACCAGTTTCACGATTATAATCTCCTAAAACTGTTGAACCTAAACTAACTTGTCTGTATTTAACAGTTTTAGCACCTACTGCTACATTTGGTTTGATAAAATCTGCTGTATATGAATACGCTTGATAAATTTTTTCTAATTCTGCATCATTATTAAAATAACGAACTGCAGTTGCTATTGAATTTGCCATATTTTTTTAATCTCCTTTTTTATAATTTTCTAAATTTTTCAAATTCGTCTACTCCTCCACCATCAGAACCATGATGTTCGCTTCCTGCAGATGTTGATACTTGATTAGTAAATAACCAATCATTATCCTTTTTAATTTGAGCAATTTGTTCATCTAACCCACTATATACTCCATCTTTGAAAGTACATTTTGTTAAATCTAACATTCCTTTCAAAGCGTTTTGGTTTCTAGCACCACTTTTAGCGAGTATTGATTCTAAGGTGTAGTTTTTTTGTAATTGAAGAATCTTAGCATCGTATTCTTCTTTTGCTTTTGCATTTGCCGATTGTAATTCAGCAATTTGTTTTGTGAGGTCTTCATTTCCTTTTGCGGACTTTTGAAGTTCGACAAGTTGAGAATCTCTGCTAGCAATTTGATTCTTTAACTCTTTATTTGTTTCATTAACCTCATCAAATCTTGATTTTGGTATAAAATCTTTCCCTTCCGCAAAAAAATAATCTTTTCCTTCGATTTTTGGTGCGATATATTGATTAAAAATATCCTCACCAATTAATTTTTTTAAATTTTCTAATGACATAATTTTCTCCTTTCATTTTTTTAAGTGGAATGACCACTATTAGATTTAATCATTCATTGTTTTTAACGTGTTTACTCACGATGTATAATAAAAGACCCCATTTCTGGAGTCTTGTTATTATTTAGAAGGCACAGGCAGGAGGAGTCTGCCTGAAACAGTTTAATGCCATGTTTAGGGCATTATTTTAATTTACCACGCTCAAGTAAAAAAAAGCCAATTGGTTTTTTTAAGTTTTTATTATTAATAAAATTTTCTTCTAAATCTTGTAATTTTAATTCTGGAATTTCGATTACTTTATTACCCTTTTTTGAAATTCTAATATTATAAGTTATATCATATTTTTTTAGGAAAGCTAACAAATCTGTTCCAATTAATTCATTTAATTTTGATAAATAAATTTCTTCATAATTTTGATGATAATCATATAATAATTTTTTTCTTTCTTCTTCTTTTTTTTCATTTTCTCTTTGTATTAAAAAATCTTCATATGGTATTGCTACCATTGTATCATCAATAACTTTGTTATTAATTAAATATAAATCATTGTATTTATATCTTCCTATTGTATTTTCAAAATTACTTAAATATATTTCTTGTTTTTCATCATCAAATACCTTTATTAGTTTAGTTTTTTGTACAAAATCATTCCATTTTATAAATCCATATTCAATTTCATCTTTTACTTCTAAGCCTTTATAATTTCGACCATTTAAAAACCAATCGCAACTGGCAATACCACTTCCCCAATGATCACTTCCTCTAATAACACCTTCGGGGGTATACCAATATTCACTTGAAATAAAACCTGTTCTTTTATTTATGCTTATGTAATCTGGTTCTCGATCAGGTCTTTTATTAACTATTTCAAAAAAACCTTGTGTATTTAAAAAGAAATTGTTTTCATTTGCTACTCCCTTTTGATATTTTGAATAGAATTCGTTCATTATTTTTGCATATTCATTCATAGAAATACTACTATATGGAATATCATTACCAAATTTAAGTTTATCAAGTTCAAATTGTGTTGTAATAATTTTATTGCCATTTTCTAGAGTCATTTCAAATCTTTCAAGTGGTTTTGTATAATTACTGTTATTTTCATTAATTTGTTTTTGTAAAACATTAAAATTTCTAACTTCAATTATCTTTTGTTTCTCCTCTTTGCTTATTTGTGTTCTCCATCTATAAAATGCTCTTCCATTCTTGATTGAATATTCTTCATACTTTTTATTTAAATTTTGCCAACTTTTTCTAATTCTTGTTGCATCTTTCGCAAAACCTTGTTGCCTTAATAGCATTTCTTCGGTCTTTAATTGCCTAATTCTATTCTCATATTGTCTTTGCCTTTGGTCAATTTTATATTCTTTTTGAATTTCTTTTGAAGTAAATTGTCTAGGAGCAGTACTACCCTTTTCATATTCAATTAAATAATGTCTACAATTATAGCCATTAATTATTGAATTACCACCATTTGCATCCAAAGCAATTTCAATTGGTTGATATCTATGACCATCAATTATGCCACTTGTTCCATCTAAACTCCACAATTTGCCTTGAAAGGGTGTACATCTTGGACTAGCGTCGGCATGCGAACTTGTCCATACTAATTTAATGCCATTTTGTTTATATTGTGCTAGATCCATTTGATTTGCTTCATATCTTACAGCCATTTCTACTTTATTTCTTAAACTAATTGCTCTTCCATCTTTTGCAACATATTTTGCAGGTTCACTTGCTAAAAGTTTAACTTGGTCTTTAACTTGTTTGTCATAATTTTTAATTAAAATAGAGCCATATTTTGTGTCAGTAATGCGATTTCTAAATTCTTCTATAGTTTTTCTTTGGTCTATCTGTTTGTTTAAATATTCCCCATAAATTGCCTTTAAATCAATAGTATAGGTTTGATTAGCTTGTGTCATTCCTGTTCCTAAATTATAATGCTTAACAACTTTTTGAATAAATGACTGATTTAAAATATTTGTATTGTAATTATATTGATACATCATTTTGTTTGCGGATTGAATTAAACTTTTTTGGAAGGCTCTTTTTGTTGCAGGATCTACAAACTTATTTACATAATTATTGATGACTTGATTGATTTCTTCATTACTTGCACCTTTTAAAATAAGTTGTTTAATTTTAGTAATCGCATCTTGTAGTAATATTAAATGTTCACCAGCTACATTTTGATTGGGACTATTCAATATCTTCGCCATTTGTAAATCTATCTTCCTCTGTCAAATCCATTTGTAACAAAGTTGGATCATCAACACCGATATTATTTTCAAATTTTATCTTTGTAA